GATCAACTAGATGCTCACGACGAGTGGACGGACTCAGATGAATTGCAAAGAGCCGTTTGGGATTATGTTCGCACAAATGACAGACGGATTAGACTTCAACACGATAAAGAAGTTATCGCTGGAGAATGGGTCGAAGTAATGGCTTTCCCGTATGAGATAACAGTTCCCATAACCAGTTTTAGTAAGATTGCCTCAAACCATACCTATCCAGCCAATACAGTTTTCCTTGGAGTTATATGGGAAGAGTGGGCATGGGAAAAGATTAAAAATGGCGAAATTCTTGGATATTCAATCGGCGGTAAAGCGGAACGCCTGTATGTTGATATGGAGAAGGCTGACGGTCCAACTGTCTCAGATGTACATGTTGATACAATAATGAACCCAAAGAAAAAGAAAAAGGTTGAGGATGAAGCCAAGTGAAAAAGAAGTTTTAGATACTCTTCGCAAAAGTACACTTTCGTACCTTGGCAAAAATGAATTTAGTATTATTGAACAAGAAGTTGAAAGAAAAGGACTTCTAAATCTAACAGGGCTTGCAAAGACAATTATTCAAGAGGCAGTCCAAAAGCACGGCACAGGCGATCAGAAACCTCACGGGTCATGGGCTGGCAACGGTGCAGGTGGTGGTTTAGGTGGCGCTCGGTACATTCAAGATTTATCTCCAAAAGACCAAGCAGAATATATTAGACGCGCAAAAGACGCTAAATCTTTACAAGAGGTTAAAGAACTTGCACGGGAGTTCAAAACAAAATATGGCGCTGGCGGTTCAGGTACAAGCGGAAGTGATTCGGGCACAATAGACAGAATTGGGAGAGGTCAAAAAGCCTTAGAAAATAATAACTACGACAAAATGATGGCAGATTACGACAAGATGGAATCTTCATGGCGAAAGAAATTGAGTAAGCCATCATCAAAAGAAGAGTATGGCGACCCACAAGATATGGCTTCAATGGAATTCAAAACAAAATATGGAGCAGATGTTTTGGATGTTCAAGATGCTAACGATATGAAAAAAAGTAATCTGAGTAAGCACGGTAGTCATGACCAACGCGCCCATGGAAGTTGGTCGGATGATTCTGAGGGTGAAGATGACTCCGAGCCTAAAAATTACTATCCTCCATCAAAATTTACTAATGATAAAGACGATTCCGAAAATCCTGCCTATATGGACGATATGGATATTCTTCGCCCGCCTAAGCGTTTATCTTCTAAATAAAATAAATGCCAAGTATTATTGAAGATACAGTTTCAATCCTTGCTTCTATGAACTTAGAAGGAGTCAGAGTTGCGACTCCACCAGGATATGCGGGGCTTCAAGTCGATCTACCTAACAACTCTCAGGCGTATTTTGTATGGTCAAAAATAGATAATCAGGATTTTCATTTTAGGTTGGCGCGGTTTTGGGAAAACGACAATCCGTTTTCGATGGTTGTCTGTCCGTCCCTGCCTGAAGCGATAGCGCAGACCTTGGTGTTCGTAAAGCAATAAGGTTAAATTTAACCCTATGCTATTATTGAGCGTCAAAACTCAAGGTTACTTTTCTAAGCCCTATGCTTAGAATATGACCTTTCTTTCGTAAGGAGATGCCTTGGCTCGTACCCGTAAAATGGTGAATCTTGCCATAGAGGAAACTAGCGGGGTAGACCATCCCGCTCATCTACACGAAGGTTGGCTGGTTATGAAATCAGCCAATGAATCTGAAGTTCAGAGAGTTCTTGACGAAACGCTAACCGAGGAGGACTCCACTATGGAGGATACAAAAACCACCACGATTACCGAGGAAGTAGAAGTCGAAAAGGCTATGACACTAGAAGAAGCAATGGCTAAAATTGCTGAACTAGAAACAAAACTCGCTTCAATGCTTGAAAAAGCACTTGAAAAGAAGCCAGAAGATGTGTACATGAAAATGGACATGGAACAAAAGGCTGACGAGAGCGACTCTGATTACGCCAAGCGTATGAAGGGACTACATATGTCAAAGTCTAAAATCGAAGAGGACTTTATTAAGTCTGCTCCTGAATCTGTAGTCAAAATGATTCAAAACCTTCGCAAAGAAGCCGAAGATGCAACCGCCGAACTCCGCAAGGAACGCGATGCACGGGCTGATGCTGAAGCGATTGAAAAGGCAAAGGGATGGAATAACCTCAATCTCGATGCCGATAAAGTCGGACCAGCGCTTCGTCGTTTGTCCACAGTAGACACAGAACTCGCCAAGGCGGTTGAAGATTTACTTTCTTCAGTCAATGCTCAGGCAGAGTCAGCACAAATTTTTGCAGAAATCGGCAAATCTGCAAACTTCAAATCTGGAAATGCTTATGAGCGTATGACTTCATTAGCAAAATCCGCAGTTGAAGAGGGCTTAGCAAAGTCATTCGAGCAAGCGCTTGGTGATGTTGCTTCAAACAATCCTGACCTATACAGCCAATACCTATCCGAGAAAGGTGCCTAAACCATGGCATATGAAATCAGTAATTACTCGGTAAAGGTCACTCTGGTAGCAGGAGCCGACCTTTCCGCTAAGCAGTACAACTTCGTTAAGTTGAATTCATCAGGATTAGCAGTTGTGGTTGCAGCCGCAACAGATTTGCCAATCGGAATTCTTCAGAACGCACCAACATCAGGACAAGAAGCAGAAATTCTTGTTGCTGGTGGTTCAAAGTTAGTTTTAGGTGGCACAGTTGCCATGGGCGGCGTCGTAGGCACATCTGCTGCTGGCGCTGGCGTTGCAATCGTTCACGGAACTGACACAACTAAATTTGCTTTAGGTCAAGCCCTATTGGGTGGCGCTTCAGGTGAAATCGTAACTGTCGTTGTTGCTTGCAGCAATGCTGGTAGAGCGGCTTAAGGGGAATAACAAATGCCACAGCCAAATATCAATAGCGTCCACATTGACGCAATCCTCACCAATATTTCTATTGCGTATCTGCAAAATCAAGACAACTTTATCGCAGACAAGGTATTCCCAGTAATTCCTGTTGATAAGAAGTCTGACAAGTATTTCCAGTACACCAAAAACGACTGGTTCCGTGACGAGGCTCAGCGCCGCGCCCCAGGAACTGAATCTGCTGGTGGCGGATACAATCTTTCAACATCAACTTATTCTTGTGATGTTTTTGCTTTCCACAAGGATGTAGACGATCAAACAACTGCAAACGCAGACTCACCAATCAACCCATTACGCGAGGCAACAGAGTTCGTAACTCGTCGTCTAGCACTCAAGAAAGAAATTCAGTTTGTAACTGACTTCCTCTCAACATCAGTATGGGCAAATGATTACGCGGGAGTTGCTGGTACACCATCAACAAACGAAGTCAAGCAATGGTCAGACTACACAGCATCTGACCCAATTTCAGATATCGAAGATGCTAAGAGCGAAATTCTTGGCAAAACAGGTATGGAAGCGAACACTTTGGTTCTTGGTTACGATGTATTCAAGTCTCTAAAGAACCATCCTGACCTTGTAGACCGTATCAAGTACACATCTTCACAGACAATCACAACAGATATGCTCGCAGCAATGTTTGACATTCCTCGGGTATTGGTTTCAAAAGCAGTCAAGGCTACAAATGCCGAAGGCGCTGCTGAAGCGTATTCATTCACAACTGGTAAGAAGGCTCTTCTTTGCCATGTTGCACCAACGCCAGGATTACTTACTCCTTCTGCTGGTTACACCTTCCAATGGACAGGTGTTTCAGGCGGTCTTGGAGCAACAATCGGAACTTCACAGTTCCGTATGGAATCAATCAAATCAGACCGAGTTGAAGCAGAAATGGCTTTCGATAACAAAGTCATCTCTACTGATCTTGGTTTCTTTTGGAATACTGTCGTCGCTTAATTCAATTAAGAAGAAAAGGGGAGGATTAAAACTCCTCCCCTTTTCTTTTAGAATAGGAAAATAAAATGGCTACAAATGCACTTAGAATTACAAAAGGCGAAGCGTCAATGGGTGCCCTTGTTGTGGGCACAACAGATGTTGTTTATGGATTTGATTTCGGAACAATTTCAATTAACCCTGATTCAATTGCAACAGTTACACGCGGAGCAACAACTTTCACTCTCACAGGTGCGAAGGTTGGCGATGTTCTAGTAATGAACCCACCAGCGGCGCTTAACGACGACCTTCTTTATGTTGGTTGTGCGGTTACGGGCGATGATGAAGGAACTGTATATCTTTACAATCCGACAGTTGGCGCTATTGATAATGCAGCCGCGACTTGGACATATCTTTGGGTTGATTCACGGTCATAATGAA